TGTGTTTTATTTGACAGTAACAATCCATGTTCGTAATCTACTTCTGAAAATCCTGCTGAGCCTATTAAACTGCCATCAGCTGTAATCGCTCTAAGTTGGTTTTCAGTTCTAACTACTCTTAAATCGTCAGCTTCAATCTTTTTACCTTGCGGGTCTAATAATTCGTTTTGATGTTCTGGAGCAGCACCAAATTCTAAAATGTGTCCATGGTCTGATTGATAACCAACACCTGAACCGATGTCAATAATATATACTTCGCCAATCTGTGCATGTGTTGTCCAATTTGCAAAGCCAAATGCAGAGCTACCAATATCGTTTGTTGCTAGTACACCTCTTGATTTTAAATAGTGATCATAGCCTCTAATAAAATTATATGTGTCTTGTACTCTTGAAAGTACTGCACCATATTCAATATAACTTTCTTTTGCACTGTGCTTGGTATATTGTCTAACTACACCGTTGTTATCTAGCTTTAGATTTTTGTATGCATTAGCACCTTGTATAAGTGGCTCATTAAAAGTAAAACGCTGTTGTGCGTTACTGATACCTTTTATACGGAAACCTTGACTTAATTTTTCAATGTAAATTTGGCTTGCTACATCTACTCTTGTTGGTTTACCTTCAAGTAATACAATCTCATAATCATTGTCATTAATTTTAAATGCGCCGCTTATACCACTCTCAGTTTGAATGTTTAATAATGACTTATCAGTAAAGCCGCCCATTTTAATTAGCAACTGTGTGTCTATACTTTTGTATAGTTGCTCTAAGTCAATGCTCTCATTATTTCTTTTAATTTTATTTAATTGTGTTACATTAATACCATTAGCATGGAAAGGTATAACTTGCTTTACCATATCAACATTTGCATAACTAAACGTTTGCCCGCCAACATTCTCAACATGTTTGGCTGCATCCTGATCAAAGTTATTACCTCTGGTTGTTAATGAAACATGTGTAAGTTCTCCAGAAGCATTAACATTTGCTATTGCTGATGCGCCTAATGAACTTGCAGGTGATATGATATCTACTGTGCTATTTGTACCTAACCCTGTTGAGCTATCAATTACGTTAATAGACTTAACTGTCTCTCCATATAATCCGCCATGGTAATGTAATGCACTAGGAGATATTCTTTTGTTGTTCACTAAGCTGTGTTTGTCTACAATAAACCCTGGTTGGAAGAAGTCTGTCCACGCCTTTGTTCTGTTTAGTTTAACAATTGAACCAACTAATGCGCCAATACCTTCACCACTATGTCTCCAACGTCTTTCGATATAACCATAGTCTCCCCACTCAAATGGTACTGCGGCATCAATAGGATCTGGTGTACCTAGTACAACTTCTGGATCCTCTAATGTGCCGTCTGTTTTAACTGGACAATGATTATCCCAATCCCAATAATAACGAGCATGTGCTACACTTTGTTCTGACACACCTAAGTTATGCCAGATCATTTTTTGTTGTCCAGTTCTTAGTGCTTCTATTAAGCTAGCACGTTTGATTGGATCAGTCCAACTATAATGGTCATCCCACCAAGCTGGCTTCCAAGCAAAGCCTAGCATTATCCAAGGCATACAATCTGGACGCTCTGTACCGAATAAGATGATGTAATTTCCTTGCCACGATCCTGGCAGTTTATTTCCTGTAAGGTGCTCCATGTGTCCATGCAAGTCCATTGAATTATAATTCCAAGTATTTGAATTTGCAGGATCATATTCATCTTCTTTATCAATATTCCAGATATTATTCTTGTTCATCCATTTACGGAAATATTTTTCCATAGAGTTATTAACATCGTTTAGTGTATACCAGGTGTCTCTGTGTTGACTTGGTAAGTATTTGTTTGCTGAAATATAATGTTCTGTTTCAGCAAGGTTGTTATAAATTCTTGTTTCAAGATCCCATAAACATGCAACTACTGGATCAAAAGTTTGGCTATTCATATTATACAAGTCAAAGTTTTGATTACCTACTTGCATCATTGCACCATCATGTCCTACAAACTTGCCGTTGTCAATATGGATAAATCTTGGAAATTCTAATCCAAGTTTTGTCATACTTGCAGGTACGTGACTTACTTTGTCCATTTCGTGATAGTAAACTGTTACGTATGGAAGTTGGCTTGGTATTTCTATTGCATTTACTAGTAAAGTAATTTCACTTCCGTTAACTGTGTAGTCTGAATCTTTATGTAAAATTCGAGTAGTCATATATCCTAGACCATTTTTATCATCTGTTAGATATATGTAGTAATGATCTTGTTTAGTTCTATCCGAGTTAAATGTAAATTTGGTTGTAAAAGTTTGGTTGTTACCTGTAAGTTCGATACGATCAAAGTTTTCTTCTCCAGTGTATATCATATTACTATCTGCATGCAGTAATGTGCCTTTGCGTGTAACTGTGATATTATCAACCGCTTGGTTTACAATGTCTTTAACGCTTGACCAACTTTGTTGTTTATATAATTTTTTAACCTGAGCAATAAATCTTTGTTTAAAGTTATCCCATTCTCTACCTTGTTCAACTAGCCCAGCTGATACATTTAATGAATCTTCACTTAATGTAATGTCTTGCATTACACTAATATCATCATGTCTAAATATTGTACCGCCATTTGTTTGTACACTGAACTTGCGGTGTGAGTTATTATTACCATCGCCTTGCCCGTCAAACTCTACTGCACTTTCAATAATGCTTTTCCAGTGATCCAATGTTTCACTGAATGTAAAAGTATCAATAGTTTCGTTTGTAGCATTGTGCTTGTGTACTTCTGGAATTTCAGTATCCAATGTGTAACGAAGTTCACTTGTATAATATTGTACATCAACTACACTATCAGTTTCTAATAATGTGCTTGGCACAATAATTTGGTTGTTTGTAATGGTATACTTACTGCATGGTACAAATTTACCATCAATATAAAGTTTATGATATACTTGATTAATATCATCAACAACAATAATTCTTCCAGTGCCTAAATGAGGACAACCATAGTAATAATAATCATTTGCGTTTGAGTCAAACTCAATGTCATATGTATATGGTGCTGTTAAACTAATTGTTGTGTAGTTTGTTTCAACATTATAATCTTTATCATATATTTCTAAATCGCCAACTAGATCATGGAATTCATATTTTTTATTTCGTTGCATAATAAGCTGTGGCTTTAGGTATCCATAATCATGATATATACCTTTCATATAAAGCTCACGTACTGCAAAACAATCGTCTGCTTCATAAAATAAGAATTCTTTATTTGTTTCCCATGAGTCACTACCTACTGGAATTTCTAATGCAACACTTGGGTCACTAACAACAACTTGGTAATCAGTTAAAGATCCAATAGGCTTATAACTTGTCTGATAATTTGACTTATAATGTATGCCTTGTTTGTAATAATAGTATCCAGGTATATTACTCTGTACAGCCAATTGGCTTCCTGAAGATAATGTTTTGCTGTATGTAACTTCTGTATTATCTAAAAAATTCTCAAATACAATCTCTGCCTTAAATCCAGTATCTTGATATGTTAATGCAAAATTTAACTCTGGATCCTTTTTACCTGTACCAGGTTTGTATCCAAATATTTTACTTCCTCTATCAGTACTGTTAGGGTATTTGTTTGTGTCTGATAATAAAGTTTGATCTTCATCATACAACTTAAAGTAAGGTGCAAAGTTTACACGCTTCTTTTTTTGCGCAACCATAAATTCACCATCTTCAGTGAACCATACGTCTTGGTATTGATATTTGTCAACAAGCGACTGTATGCCGCCTGACATAATAAACATTGTGTCACCAGCTGTAAGTGTGGCATTTACTTGACTACCTGTTGCAGTTACTTCATAAACTTTATCGTCACCAACCACAACAAATGTTGTTCCTACAGAAAGTTCTGCCTCTGCGACTGTTTTACTTAACATAATAAAATCAATGTTACCTTGCCATACAAAGTCATATTTGTATTCACTATAGCCGTGATTTGTTAGCCACATGTTTTTATTAAATTCAATAATAGGACGTTTGGCTTGAAAATCTTTTCTGTTTAGTAGATATTGGTCTGATGTATTTGTCATTGCTGCAATAGTGAATAATGCTTCTTTGTGTATCCACATATTAACACGACTCCATGCACTTGCAATTGGGTCTGCTCTGTCAATAACAATATAATCTTTTTCAGAATTAAGTTTAAAGTCGTTGTCCCAACCAATGATGTCATAGTTTTCTAAATTCTCTGCAATCATCGCAAACTCTTTATTAATGTTGCTTGGAATAAATTGTTCTATTTCATTATTAGAAGTTAGCCTTGCGTCAATAATACATGTAACTTCAATATCACCATCTGTGTCTGTATCAATAATAAACACTTTATATTCATCTAAATTAGAAGGCTGGAAGTTTTTAGCAAAAGGATATGATCCTGTGCTGTTTTGAAAGTTCCAATCTTCATCAAAGCGAGCAATTACTCTGCCGCTAATATATGTGTCTACACCATTTACAGATGTGCCATCAGGATTTACTTTTTTAACTAATCCAGTATCTCTAAGTTTTAATAATGGTAATGTTTTATTTGCATTGTGGTCTTTAATATAATCCCATAAGTCTTGAGAAATAGCACCTCGCTCATATAGCTTAACATCACCCTTGTCCCAGTATCCTCGTATTGCACCATTGTAAGATGTAAGTGCGTTCCATTCATTTTTTCCTGTGTTAGATCTATATGGTCTTAATTTAATAAAATCACCAACACCAGTTACTAAGAACTGCCAGCCATCCCATTGTCCATAACCTGCGGTAAATTCTATAATCATACCATCCATTAACGGGAACTCATTCTCATCGTCTTTGAATGTATATTCAATCTCACCATTAATTTCACTTACAACGTTTGTATATGTGATATTTGTATTAAAACTTTCATATACTGGTAAGTTTTCTATCCAATAATATTGTCCATAGTTAATAAATTTATCAACATCAATCGGTGGTAAGAATGTTGAAGCACGAGTTTGGTAAGCGGCATTATAATTATATTGATCAAAATCAACATTTATAGAGTTTGAAATATCGTCTATGCCTATAAGGTTAGTTAGATTTTTTGATTTGTCTCTACTTACAATTGCTGGTTCAAATTGCTTTACACCACGTACATCATGTTCAGATGTTGTCATATAAATGTCATTTTTATCAAAGTATCTGCCATCCCTTGTACCAACTAGCTCATCAATATCTTTAAGATCTGATTTACTAATCATTTGATCAAAGGTTGCATTAAGCCATGATTTATTTACGTTAGTTTGGAAAACACTTGGTAAAAAGTCACTACTTTTAATTTCAGTACCCTTATAGCTACCTGCACGTTTTTTCCTACCTGGTGTAGTTGGCTTATTACTTTTATACTTGCTCATTTTTTTACCTTAAACCGTTGTTGCTTGTGTTGCATCTGTAATGATATCTATATCTGAAATACTCACATCTGGAATAAAAATTTCGTCTGTCTGTGGTGTTATCTGGAATAAATCTCCAAATACACTGTCTGAACTCATAGGTACAATTACAAAGCTACTAACTACACCAGCTAATGATTGGTGTACGTGTGCTGCTAATTCTGTAAAGAAGAACTCTTCACCAAAATCCCAATTATCAATATGGAAGAATTCAGTAATTGCATCTACTAATTTACTTTTAATTTCGTTGTCTGTTAAACTTGTGTTTGGTAATTTAACAACTCTAAATTTTGCTTGTAGTTCTGATTCTGCTTCTGGACCAAATAAAACTTTATATTTTACTGGGCGATAAATGATAGTATCACTCATTGCTTTTTTATCCATAAACTGACCAAACTGTGAATTTAACATGTCCATTGTTGGTGGGTTAGGTTCACTCTCTAATGTTTTGTCGTTATTTTTTAACCAATTTCTATAATTGCTGTCATAAGATGTTGTTAATACAAATGTGTCAATAATATTACTGAAGCTAGGATCAATAATTTCATTCTTATCTGGAATATGTTTCCATTCAATTCTTAAATCAACTAAACTTGAACTGTTTCCTAAAATATTATATACTGCATCTGGATCGTCTGGACGTCCATCTTTATTTTTATCTTTTAGTGATAATATAACACGATTAGGATTATAAACGCCAGCTTGCTGCCCGTTTAGTCCTTGGAATGTGTATCCATAAACATAGAAGTTACCAGTAGTACCAGCACCTAAGTCAATAATTTCAATTTGATCTCGACTTGCTTTTTTACTTTCTTCTTCTAATTTTTCTTGATTATTAATATTACTAAACTCAATTAATTGACTTTCTAAGACAAATCTTGAAACACGAGTAGTAATATTATATTTTCCATAATTTACTAGTGTGTCAAAATCTACATGTAAAATCCAATTATTATTTGGTGTACTAAAGAAAGATATAATATCAAACGCCGATGTTTTTGCTGTCGGTGTTTCTAATATATTCCATCCGCCGTTAATAAAATCATATGTAAGAGCAAAGTCAGTTTTTGCAGTTAAGAATGTATTAATAGCAAAACGTTCTTCACTTGTAAATGTTCTATTAATTGCAGGGTAAATAATTTCTACAGACGATCCATTAGGAATAACACTGTCTGTAATAATAGCACCGTCGCCATTTGCACGTAGCCCAGTAGGTGCACCACTTGTATCGTCAACACCTAATCCATTATTATAGATGCTTGATACTTTTGTCCATACTGTTTTACTATTTTTTGTAAATTTTACTAAAGCACCATCTCTAATATATTTTGAATAAATTGAACTTACTAATCCTGTTCTAGCAATATTGTTAGATGCATCTGTAAGGTAACCACTTGTGCCTTCAATACCATTCGCCGCCTGCCATGTTAGTGTGTTAAATGCAGCATCGGTTGTTTTTAGTGCATTGAATTGATTTCTGTGTAAATCATAATACAAGTTAATTACTTCATCATCATTTAACATAGGAACAATATAGTTACTAAACACACTACTTGGTGTTCTAGAAGCACTTGTTTTTTCTTTTGTAATTTGTTCTCTAGTAAGAACACCGTCTAATGAATAAAGATGTAAGTTACTGTATGCACCTGTTGGATCTTTAATATCTAAATAACGGCTGTGTCCGCTGTGTGTGCGGTTTATACTTTTAATTTTCTTAATTGATGTACTTTGTGTTGCCAGTAAACTGTTATAATCGTCTGCTGTAATCATACGATTTTGTGATGCAAAGGTGCGAGGAGCGTTTTCTTTTATCTCAGAAACAGTTTCGCTACGACTTGCGTTTAATACACTTTGTCTAAGCTGTCCTTCAAAAACAACTGTGTATGGGTTGCCATCAGCACCTGTATACTGTATACTAAATTTTTTGTTGGTAATGTCATCTGGACGTAGTACATAAGTGTCATTGGCACTTGTACGATACCAAACACGTATAATACCTGAAGGTACATTACCAAAAGCAGCATCTGCAAACATAATACTAATTTGATTAGTAGCTCTTGTTTTAACTGCAAACACATCACGTACACCTGAAGGTACTGTATTGTAGATAACATTTTTATCTACCTTAGTCCAGTTTTTAAGAACTTCGCCATCACTGGTAACTGTTTGTACCCAAACATCACTTTCGTTAATATTTGAAATATTAACATCTAAAGACTGACTACTAATAGTGTCTGTAATTTCAAAGTCTTTAAATTGTAATTGTCCTTGTTTAAAGCCCATAAAGAACCCGGTATTGTTACTTGTGATACCTAGGTTATCATTTCTATATGCAACGTTAAATGATCCGTTTGGATTTGGTGAATTTTCTGCAAGCTGTCCATTTTCTATTGTAACACTAACTGCGTTGAACGAGCTTGAAATGCCTTGAACTGCACCACTAAATGAAAAGTATACCTGATCATTTGTGTTGTTTAGTGCATAAAAGTCTGTCATTACGCCGTCAATAATTGACTGTTTTTGTGGGCTACCAAAAGGATTACTTTTATTAAACACACTGTTAATAACAGCCGTAAAGTCATCAATGTTATCAGGAGAGCTGGTGTTCTCAAAACGGATTTCTTTACCGCCTAAGCTCGAACCATCACTACCAATAACTGCTTCGTTAGTTTTTACACTTACGAGTTTTAGCAAACCAAATGCTGGCACATTTCGTTTTGGTTGGTATGCTAAAAAGTCAGCTAACTTTAAGACACTCTCTTGTTTGGTTGCAGTAGATAAGAAATTGTTACGACTGTTTAAGTCTACACGGAACGCTAAGTTATGTCCAAACTGTGCAATCAAATCAAGTAGTGCGACAAATTCGCTACTCTCAACCCAATCGTTATAATTTTCTGGATAATTTGTTCTGATATATTCAACCATACCAGTTCGTATGGTATCGTAATCGTACGATTTTAAATCCGCCTGTACATATGATTCATATACAGTAGTATAATCCTCAGCCGCGAATAATTTTGCTTGTCTAATTTTTTGTGCCATTGTTAAAACTCTACTGTTTCACCAAATTCGTCATCGAATTTAAGTACAAGATCAGTTGGCGTAGTAGTAGGTAAGTATATTAATTTAACTAATACTGTAACAGTATGTTGATCGCGATTTACTATTGCTTGCTGTGATGCTAGTTCAAATCTAGGATCGTAGCTTACTACTTGATTAACATCATCGTTAATTAAGTCAAGTGTAGAATCGTCTAGTGGTTCAAATACATATAAAGGCAAGTCGCTACCAAACTCTGGGTTTGTCCACTTCTCACCTTTACGAATACCAAAGTGATTCTTTAGATCCTGCTTTGCCAGATCAATATCAGTTAGGTATTTTGCGCTTCTAAGTTGATCTACTGTTGTATATCCAATTATCTTGTCCATAAAGATATTTATCTAGAAAAATCAACGTTTTTTCTTTAAGTGTATTCAGGAAGCAAATTTATAGATAAAAGCTCTTCTGGCCAGTTAATGTAGTCCTGCCAAGCTGGATCTGGAATTGATAGCTTATAATTCCTTGCTGCATTGTTAATTTCATGCCAAGTTGGCTTGTGAGGTTTTGATAATGGATTAATCATACGTTTACCTTTAGCAACATTACATGGCATACATGCAGAGGTACTATTTTCCCAGGTTAACTTGCCGCCTCGTGATTTAGGTATAACATGATCTATAGTCAAATCGCCGTAATGGAATTTGTCTCCACAATACTGACATTGGAAGTTATCTCTAATATACAAGTTACGTCTTGTAAATTTTGCTTTGGTTGGATGCTTGTGATATGCATGTAGCATAACAATGCTTGGCTGTGGCATAGAAAAGTTTGCGCTACGTAAAAATTTATTTTCGTAGTTTGCAAGTACTTTGGCTTTTTGTTGGAATATTGCCTTTACTGCTGACTGCCAGCTAATGGTGCTCAAAGGCATGTAACTTAGTGGTTGAGCATCTGCATTTAATAATAAGACACTGGGCAAAACATGGTGTTCCTTCTTTTAGTTTAGCTATTTAACTTAACTAATTCTCTCATTCTAGACATAGTTAATTGTGGTAGGAACAATCCTGTTTCAGCATAGTATACCACTTCTGCTTGTTTTTTAGATACTGTTGTTGCAAAGCCGTCTGGATATTGTTGTCTAATATCCTGTATGCCTGCCTCTTTCATTAGACTTCTATCTTTGTAAATTCCATAGTCGCCTAGCATAATAATCTTAGCTTCTGCTTGGCGCCTTGCTCTGTTAGTACCACTATTAATTAGTGCAGTGGCAACATAATTCCATTCCTCTTGTTTGATATAATTACCAATTTGGAACTTCCTAACATCAGAGCCAACACTCGTGAAACTACCAGTAGTGTGGAATAAACTCACTAGTCCATCATACTGTGATTGTGTTAGTTTGTCAAGAGGGAATTGTCTTTTTAATTTTTTTTCACTATTTTTTACTTTAGAAATCCAATCACTATATGCTTGGCTTTCTGTTAATCCAGATATTGAATTTAAATTTTCACTAGTGCCGTATCCAATAAGAGTAGTAGTGGTTCCAGGAACCACATAACTGTATCCTCGCCACTGTGTTTGACGAAGCATAAAGTTTAATAATTCTTCACTAGCCTCTAAATTTTTTAATGGGATCTGATTGTTTACGTATTCTGAATTTTTTACTGTAAATAATTCAAATTCAACTAAGTCTTTATCGGTAAGTTTATTTGGTAAAGTAATGTCAGCCATTATGTAATATTTCCTTCACCTGTTTTAAATCTTTCTTGTACCGCAGTTACACCTTGCCAAGGATGATGTTCTGGAACACGACTAGCTGCACTCTCTAAGATATTTCTATTTGCTACTTGACTTTGCATTGTAATTTCAGTAGGTATAGTTGCTGTAGGACCATTCATGTCAATCCTACTTGCTGTCTCTTTGTGATGGTTACTTGTGATGTTTGATGT